ATATCCTGTTGATGATATCCTAAGATTAGCTTGGTCTACTTTCTGCTTATATGGTATCTCAAATGTTTGGTCACCATCCAAAGAATCTAGTAGTTCATAGTTAGGTCTTAGGTATTGTACCTTATCATAGTCATATACATTAGATAATATCTGACCTTGCATAGCTGCTGTAGTTTGTACTGACACTATCCATTTATTAACTGTCAAGTGTGCTGTAGTCTGTACGTTTCCTTTTGCGTCATTTATTCTAGGTTGTGCTGGTATGTATTCAAGTGGATATGGAATCCCAAAGTATACTGTACCACCCATCATATCTTCTTCAAGTACTAAGTCACCATATATAAAGTCTGCGTCAAATGCGTCTGAGAACGATTCATCATAGGCTTTAATAGGTAAACCACCTGCTGCTGTATATCCTACTGTTGTATACGGTCTAGGGCAATCTGGCCCTTGTACTACTACTAATCCTTGTGTTGTATAACCTGTAGGTAGGTCTAGCTCTTGATGTACATTAGTTCTAACCATTAGGTTATCTAACATAACTTGTTGGTCTGGATCTACGTTTAACGTCATTGTAGTAAAACGTAGGTAAGTATTATAGTCATATATAATGGATACTATATCGTCTATGATTGACATAGTTCTTATTGATCCACCATTAGGTATTAACCACTTAGACCATGCTACCACTCCTCTTTCATTATCTGCCCATTCACCAGCATATATAGTATCTGGTTCTTCTTCTGCTACTACTAATATCATATCCATGTTACTAGATGCAGTCATAAGTCTAACCTTACCTTTTATCAGTTCACTTACATGATCTGTAATAGGTTGGGCTGTATCTTGAGCATTGTTGGCTTGTGTAATATATCTACCTATACCACTGAATCCCTTACTATAAGAGAATGGATAATAAACGTGATCACCATTACTTATAGGTCTAGCTGAACCTTGATAATCAAAGCTTGCTGTCCTAGTTAATGATGCACTGTCTGGTATTACTACTGTACCGCCACTTAGTTTGTATTGTCCTGTCCTACTGAATATCAGTAAGTCTCTGTTGTGATCTGTAAAGTAATCAAAGGCTACACCATCATTTACAACTGATCCTATTGATACAGGGTCACTGTCTAGTATTTGTGCTGCTGTAGTTCTAAAGAAGTTTACTTCACTGTCTGTTCTTGATAGTATTACTCTATCGTAAGCTAATATAGCTAATCGTTTCTGGAATACGTTAAGGTCTGTTATATGTTGTCCTACGAACTCTGGGTCTGGTGAATTTCTTTCATCCCCAGCATCCCTAGCTGCCCATATGTTATTCTCATCACTTACTTTTTGTGTGAGTATAAACCTATTAGTATCTGTATTACCTACTTCTTGTGTAGGATCACCAGTCACTATAACCCTTCTTATACCATGTGGCATAGTGTTTGGATCTAGCTTATTGTATATTCCCGGTTTAGCTACTTCTTCCCATTTTATCTCACCAACCGAAGAAGCTGTTACTATAGTACTACCTTGATCTTGCTGTCCTGTACCTAAGTCATTGTAGTATACATCGTATTCTCTGTCTGCTATCATCATAGCTTTTATACTAAATTCTACTACGTTCCAATTACTAGGTGATTGTGGATTAGGTATATTCCAACATGGACTATCTGCTATTAATCTACCTGTACCTCTTTCTATTACCCTAATACTTTGTATGTTTATTCTGTTAGTTCCACTTCCGTTAAAACTTAGTCTTCCGACTACTATACCTGTAGGTTTTCCCATCCAAGGTTTGATCGTTTCTACAGTTATAAACTCCTCTATAGTGAACGCTGGATTAAGGCCCGGTACTGCTGGGTTACTAATACTACCTGCTGGATTACCCGGATTAGGATAAAAGTTATATGCCCAGTTTGCAGGATTTAGATTACCAGTTTTAAAACCAACAATTCTATAACCATCACCCGGAAATTGTCTTAGTTCTTTTACACCTGCTATAACTGCATCTGCGGTTTCTGGTACTGGTCTTAACGATCCACCGCCTGCCCTTACGAATTTAGATTCTAAGAATAAACCACCTGAGTTATTAACTGAGTCATCACGAATCTCTACTTTTATACCTTCATAACCATATCTAGGTAAGTCGCCTAATTGTTTAGTGTTACCGTTAATTGATATTATTTTATCATCGAATGAGCTATGTGCTATTGATACTTCTGGATAACCACCGTAACTATCATTCCATACATACACTGTACCACTTACTGCATGAGCATATTGTAATGTGTTTACAAAGCCAGTACGTAACGCATCCTGTATCACTATTGCTGTTTCATATACACCTACTTTAGTTGTAGCACTTCCATTTACTGTTACTTGTCTATTTACTGGATTTCCGTTAGCATCTAAGCTGTCTTTCCAAGTTATAGTAACTGCTTCATTTTCCAGTAGTGGTTGCTTAACTACTATAGCTGACATAAATCTTTGTGAATCTAGTACGCTTGAATAACCTACTTTTACTTTGGAATTAGCTATAAAAGCCATATCCTTAATAGTAGTTACCGATAGTTTATCAATATCTGTAAAGTAAGTTAATGCTTCTTGTTCAACCTCTGCTGCCTGTTGATTACCTTCTAGGTCATATACTACTAATACCTTAGAATTATCAATGTTTATAAATCTAGGTCTAATGATAGCTACAAATATAGCATCATTAAATCGTAAGTATTCTATGTAATCTGAATCTTGTATGTCACCTAGTTCAGTCACCCATTCTAAAGGCGCTCGTTTTACTAAGCCCATAGTTCTATGATTACGTAGATTGTTACATTCTTGTGCGAACTCTCTACCACCGAGTCTGTGGGATGGTAAAGTAGTAAGTCCACCTATTAGATCTCCTATTGAACCATCTACTCGACTCATTAGTATTTACCTCCCGGATAATTAGGATTAATGTATCTACCATTCCTATAAGGTCTTACTCCACCTCTTGTCTTTATGACTCCGGGATTAGTGAATACATTTCTAGGTTGTAATTCAAATTCTTCTTTCTTGACTTGTAATAAAGCTGCTTGTACTTCTGCTTCTAATAGCTGTGCCTTATTATAGTCTTCTAATTCATGTACTACCATATCTTTACCTGACTTACGCATAATGTAGTCTTGTACGGATTCTGGTAGAAAGTCCCATTCATAATCTCTTGTTACATCTGCATATACACATTGAGTGAATATAGATGATTGATTACTTGGGTTATAAAGTTTACCGTTAAGTAATGATACAAACATACTTGTACCTTTTACCTTAAGTGCGTTGGCTACTACTATTTCACCTGTGTCATTCGGATCTAACTTTACATTTAAATCTGTATTGAACCACCAACCTTTCTTTAGTAAGCTACGTCTGTTTTCTTCAATACGTTTCTTAGCTGCGATTATGTCTGGTAGGTTATGTTCTAGTGTTGCTACTTCTGCGCTTCCAGTTAAGGATAGCATGTAATTTACTGCTTCTAATAGTTGCATAGTGTCTCCTTAAAAGTCTGCACCAAAAAATTAATAAATGACTTCCAAGTTTGAGCATCTAAGAGAGGCGTTTAGGAAGTACTATAACCTTTAATCAAACCCTCTCGTTAGAAAGGGTTTTATAAAGATTAAGCTGCTCTTACGATACCAGCAAATTCAGGTCTGTTTGGTGTAACACCAAATGACAAGTAACTATCAATGAACCACTGTAGTTCTACATCACTGTAGTAAACTTTAGAAGTCAATGGAATAGTTTCACCAGCTAGTAATGATCTAGGCTGTAAGTAGATTACTTTAGTCTTAGCTTCTGCTGAACTAACATCATATGCATTGTTGTTACCAGCATTAGATAAGTAATGTCCTGAGATAGCTGCTTTAGGAATACGGTTAGTCTTAACAACTCTAACACCGTTAGCTTGTAATACCATGCCCTTAGCATAGTCACCGTTACCTAAGCTGTAATCAGCATTGATAAGTTTATCGTTACGTAATAGAGTATTGTACTGAGTAGCGTTCATTAATAGAACTCCACCTTCTGCTTCTACGTCTTGTAGTTCAATACCTTCCATCATATCTTCGATAGCACGTAATAGTTTATCTGGATCTTCTTCATCACCTGATGATGCTAAGTCGATAACTGTACCATGTCCCCATCCTTCGGGTAATCTCTGTACTGTAGCGTCAGAAGTAGCGTTTCCTCTGTGATCTTCTGCATTGATCATAGCTGCTTTGATAGATTGGATGATGAAAGCTTCATCAAAGAATTTACCGATTTCTTTTCCGTGATCTTCACCTAGTGAAACACGTGTATCAAAGTGCTGTTGGAACTCATCTAGCAATGCTACGTTGTTACGAGCTAAGATGATAGTATCTACTTTGACAGATACGTTATCAAAGTCAACACCGCCACCTTCGGGTCTAACACCTTTAGCAACTGCTTGGATAGAGGTTTTACCCATTCTATCGTTAGTAACTGTATCAGTACCACGTACTGTTTTAATGTCTGCGTATTGACGCATGAATGAAGCTTTAACGAAACGAGTTTCTACTGCTCCACCATATTGTTCAATGTGTAATGGGTTTACTGTACTACCAGTACCTTGTTGGAATTGTTTACCCGGTTCTACGTATGCACCAGTGTTAAAACTTCCTGAAACGTCACCTATAGCCATATTTTATTCTCCTGATTGAAATTAAGTTTGTTTATTAATAACCCTGTTGTAAGGATCTCATACGTTGTGCGTCTAGTGCTTGGTCTTCACGGCTACCTTCTCCGTACTTTCTAACCACTTCTAGTTTCTGTGCAACGTAGTCGGCCTTACTAATAGGTTTAAAATTAGATGTGCTTGGTGCATCACCCATTATTAAATCTGCTTGTTTTGTAAAGCCAGAGGATTTGCTGTATGTATCGAATATCTTATCAATAACCATATCAGCACCTAGACCACCTTTAGACAATAGTTTCTCCATTGCTTTGCGGTCTGCTTGATCGAAAGGCGATTCATTTGAGTTTACCCACTGTTGTAGTTCACCCCAAGTTTTATCTGCACTTTCACCACCAAATTTAGATTGAGCATAGTCTTTAATTCTATTGCTCTCTTTAAGTCCTGCGTCTTTCTTAGATTGGACTTCTTGTTTCATTTGATTAGTAACTAAGTTAGCTACTTCTGGCCCTAAAGCCTCAATCAATTTAGCTTGATTAGCTAATGATACTTCACCATCACGTGCTAGTTCTCTTACGATCTCTGCACCACCTTCTACACCTTTACTATTTAGTAATTGGTTTACTTGCTTGATAGTATTAGAGCTACTCTCTACTACTTCTGCTTGTACCAATGTAGCTGGTTCTTGTGATTGTTGTTCTTGTTGTGCTTGAGCTTGCTGTGCCTGTTGACTAGCTGCACTCTGAGCATTAACAGATGATTGTGACATTTCTGGTACGTTTGCTGGTGTACCATCATCATTCATCTGTATTGGATTTTCTCTGCTACCTGCTGGTGCTTGATTAGCTGGTGCTTCGTTTGTTACCACATCTGTCATCTAGTGTTCTCCTCTAATCAGATCTGTGTAGTTTGTTGTTGTCCTGCTTGTTGGGCTTGAGCTATTGCTGCTTCTTGTTGAGCCTGTGCTTGTCTAGCTTGTTCACGTTCTTTCTCAACTTCCTTCTCTGTCTTCAAGAACTTATCAACTTCTACACCTCTACCTGCTGCTAATACCTGTACTAATTGATCTTGCTTTAAGTATGGTACTACGGCTTCTGGTAAGTTCTGTAGTATTGTTAAATCATTAAAGAACATCATTATATTATCATGTTCACTTGTTCTTGATAGAGCTTCTAATCCAGTTAGAACTATAACGTCTAGTCCTGCTAGTTCACCCTTTAGGTTTGACATCAAATGTTTAGCTTTAGGCTTCTGCCATTCTTCTGCTAGTCTGGAATATACACCACCTAGAGATCCTTCTAATTCATTTGCTTGTCTAACTATTTCTTCTTTAGTTACTCGTTCTGCATCCCTTGTTACACCTGATTGCATTAAGAAAGCCATAGAGATTGATTTCTCTATCTTATCTCTTTGTACTGCAATAAACTGTAGGTCTGACATTTTATCTAATTGATGTATATGTAAATCACCCTCAACACCGTATACGTATTCACCCGGTGAGGAGTTATTTAATGTGTCTACATCTGTATGTCCCATAGGGTTTACGAGTATTTTTATATCTGCTGCTATTGAAGCCATGTTCAATAGTGCTTCATCATAAGCTGATAGCTGATGAAAAGCTCCTGCATATTCTTCTACTAGGCCAATACCATAATCATGTCCTCTTACTAGATTCCATGTTAAGCATAACCAAGGACAATTAGCTTCTGTATACTCACCACCTTGTCTTTCTACTTTGCAGTAGTCTTCCATTTCTTGGTGTGCGTATATCTTCTTACCATCACGCTTAATACAAGTAAATAGATCTACTGATGCATCTGGCTCTGTTAAGCCTTGATCATATGCTATTTGCTTTAAGTCGTCTGGTAATGTATCAACTAAATGTGTATCTCTTGTAATTATACAATTCCACTTACCTGACCTGTCACGTTTAACTACCCAATCTTTTAGATTGAATACCTGTGCTGGTTTACCCGGTGGGTTGTATGTTAGGCTGTTACCTAATACTATTAGATGTTTTAGCATTGTTAATGATGCTGTTCTATAAGCTTCATCTGCCATAACCTTAATAGCTTCTTTTTCTGCTTTAGATGTTAATTGTGCTACTTCTCCTTCTGAGAAGCCTGCTTCTTTTAATTGTTCTACTTGTTCATCTGTCAAGTCTATTCTAAAGAATGGTCTGTACTGAGGAAACATATTCTCTACGATTTTATTAGACAAATTATTAGTAGCCTGTGCGCCTACTGATTGATAGTCTTGTTGAAATTCTGTAGAGCTACCTGTCTCATCCATTGGATATAGATAAGGTAACGTGTATCCTGCGTAATCCTCCCACTTC